AGATGCCGATCTGGAACGTGCCGATGCCGTTGCTGCCGGGCGTGAACCCGGGCGCGTAACGCGGGTACGGGGGGCCGGTGTCGGTCACGTGGTCGACACCAGAACGTTCGCGGCGACCAGCTGCGGGATCTGATCGGCGTGGACTTGAATGAGCGACTGGTTGGCGGACGCCGCCGTGATGGTCTTGTTCGACGACAGCGCGGCCGCCGAGGCGGTCGTCGCTCCGCTGGTGACGTAGACGCCCGCGCCGCCCGGCGTCCCGGAGGTCTGCGACACCACGTTGGTGCCGGCCGGCACGCCGGCGCCTGCGAGACGGTCGCCGACCGCGATGACGCCGGAGACCGCCGTGACGGTCAGGTTCGTGCCCGCGCCCGTGCCCGTGAAGGTCGCGCCGACGATCTGCGGGTTGTTGATCGTGTAGGTGCCGACGCCGCCGGTTCCGGAGCCGAAGACCGTCACGTAGGTGGCGTTCGCGATGAGGCCGGACGGGTCGGAGACGGCGTCGCCGACCACCAGCGTGCCGGACTGTATCGCGACGACCGTGAGCGTGTTTCCGACGACGTGGCCGAACACGACCGCGTCCGGAGAGTTCGCGGACCCGATCTGCAAGGACGCGACCGCCGCCCAGCTACCGAGCGCCGAGATCGCCGGGACGTACTGGATCGCGTAAAGCGTCGAGTTGATACGCGCCCGCGGGATGCTGACGCCCGTGATCGGCGCCGCCGACGTCATCGACTCGCTCGCGACCGTCTGGGAGGAGCTGACCGCGTAGGTGCCGACCCCGCCGTCGCCGGTGCCGAGCGCGATGATGGTGGTGCCGGCCAGGATGGCGCCCGTCAGGTCGTTGACCTCCTGCCCGACCGACAGCGTCCCGGAGTTGATCGCGCTGACCGTCAGCGTCGTGCCGGAGATCGATCCGACGAAGTCGGCCGAGAGCGTCTCGCCGGAGAAGGCCGCGATGAGCGCGCTCTGAATCTGCGTCGCGGCGCTCGACGGCACGTTCGGGCCGTTGACGATGATGACCTTGAAGAGGACCTGCAGCGCGCTCGGGATCTGATATTTGATCTCGTACGGGATCGGCGCGACGTAGAGCGGGTTCGAGTCGTAGACGGTGACCTCCGTCGACCCCATCATAGGCGCGCCCGCTCCCTTCTTGAGCAAGATCGCTTGCGCGACGTCGGCCGGCGCTCCGCCGGCGACCGCGATGTAGATCGAGAACGGGTCGATCGTCACGCCGCCGATCACCACCGTGCCGGCGGTGTTGTTGTTGTAGCCGAAATAGTCGAGCACGCCCGGGACGGTCGCGACCGAGCCGATGATCGACCCGATGGCACCGAAGCTGTTGCCGGCGACCGATTCCCGACGACGCGTCTCGAAGGCCGACCGGCTCTCGACGTTCCGGCCGATCGCGCCCGTCACGACGGTGGCGCTGTCCCACCCGGTGATCGCCTGCACGAGCGTGACGGTCTGCGGCACCGGCGTCGGGCCTGGCAGCACGGCCGCGAACGACAGCGTGATCGTCCCGCTGAGCGGGATCGTTCCCGGCTGAACGCACTGGTAGAGGTTCTTGGAGACGTCCTGCACGAGGGAGCCGACCGGGATCGGCACGCCGGCGGCGCCGTTGCAGGCGACCTGCAGGGAGGTCGGCTGCGCGGGCAGCCGCTCGAGGAAGTAGATGCGCGCGATCGCGTCCTGAAACCGGCCGGACGCGTACGACGGGTCGATCTGCTGCGCGTAATAGATGAAGATCGAGTTCGCGTTGACGATCGTCGCGCCCCAGCTCTGAGAGAGCTGGCCCTGCGGGGTCGTGAGGCCGTAGTTCAGGTTCGAGCCGAACGCCGCGTCGATGTCGAGCTGAACGCCGGCCAGGACCGCCGGGCCGCTCGGCGCCACGAAGCCGACGCTCGTGAACTGGATGCTCGGGACGCTCGTGCCGTCTGCCATCAGCCTGGTCCCTGCGGGTTCGTGACGGTGAAGTTGGCGGCCGACACCTGACCGGTCGACCTGCTCGTCACCTGTACCTGACCGGAGATGCTTCGGGAACCCGCCGCGACGATGAAACACTGTGCCGACCCGACGTCCGGGACCGTCAGCGCCGCGGTGGTGAACAGCTCCTTGAGCATCGAGAGCGACGGCGACTTGCCGAACACCTGAGAGAGCCACGGCACCCCGAGGGTCGTGTCCCAATAGCACTCGCCCTGATAGGTCTTGATCGCGCTCGCGGCGTCCTGCGCGAGGCTGTAGGGCTCCGCCGCGACCGCGATGTTGCCGGCGGCGTCGAGGACCAGGTCCCATTCGTCGGTGTCGAGCAGGAGCGTCGATGCCACGCCGGTATCCCCTACGGTACGGTCACCGGCACCCCGTTGACCTGAAGAACCGGCGTGATGATGTTCACGAATCCCGCCGCCATGACGATCTGATTAGCATTTACGTCGGTGATGTTCACCCCCGACGAGTTCGTCGTGAACTTGTTGCCGCTCAGATCGACGATCTTGACCCCGGTTTTGTCCATCTCGACCGAGTTTCCGTTCCGGTCGACCAGCCGGATGCCGTCGGCCGTGAAGATCAAATACTGGTCGGGCGCGACGTTCAGGCAACCGCCGGCATAGATGCCGTCTGAGATGTCGAACCGACGCCAGGTCGCGGGCAGGTATCCGGTGGTCGTCGCGGCGCCCGGGTCCTGCTTCTTGACCGTCGAGATGTCGCGGTCCTGCACGACCACGTAGCCGACGTCCCCGACCATCGGGTCGCAGATGACCGCGTTCTTGCCGCCCTGCTGCCGGCTCCACGGCAGGCCGTGCACGACCCCGTGGGGCGTCCCGTATCCGTTGCCGTCGATCTGCTGGACCAGCGGGAGGACGTCGACGGTGCCGCCCGGTTCGAGGCCGCCGCCATTCACGGCCTTTACCTGCACGAGCTTCGCGGTCCCGAGCTTCGCGATCATCTGCTTGACGATGAAGGCTGCGGCCGCCATCTCGTCGGCGGAATCGTTCGGCGTCGCCTGGCCGTAGCCGGAGTTCTGTTCGGCCATCAGGAGCCTCCTCCGGAGGGGGGCGGCGGCGCCGCGAAGCCGGACGGGTAGCAGTGGCAGGTTGAGAACCACTGCCCCTTCGGGACCAGCGAGTCGAGCGCAAGGTCGAGCTTCTGAACCACCCACGCGCGGTTCGCCTGCGGGATGATGCTCTCGACCTGTACGGTACCGCCGAACGCGATCTTCGGGTCGAAGATCGTCTTCGCGATCATGTAGCCGTTGGGCGCGAACGTCGGGTAACCAACCATCCCGGTCGCCGCTGAGATGAGCGGGATGTTCTGGTTCGACAGCGACGTCCGGGAGCCGCCGATCGGCCAGATCGCAAGCTTCGAGCTGCCGTCGACCAGCTCGGCGTTGATGTGCGCGTGCTCCGCGACGGTACGCATCTGCGTCATCAGGTTGCCGGGGAAATACGACGGCGGCATCTGCACCGTGACGCCGTTGTTCTCAAAGCCGACGTTCATCTGCCGCGCGATGCCGCTCATGATGGTGGCGACGTCGGTCGACTGCGGGAAGCTCGACGCCGGCACCGGCAGGACCGCGCTGATCAACCCGGTCTGGCATTCGAAGCAGAACGGGACGTTCGGCGCCTCGTTGTAGTTCGGATAGGCGTAGTTGATCGTCCCGGCGAAGATCGGCGTCAGGCCGTTGACGGTGTCGCCGGCCGAGATCGAGACCGTGTTGCGCTGAATCGAGTTGAAGACGATCCCGAGGGTCGAGAGCTGGTTCATCAGGTTCTGGGTCAGTCCCCAGACCCGGACGCTGGCGCGGCTACCGGCCGGCGCGCCGCTGTTCTCGATCCGGACCGACGCGCGATTTCCCGACAGCGTCACGGTGTTGGAGTTCGTCCCCGCGAACTTGATCGGCTGATTGGTCTTCTGATCGGGCGACAGCGTGATCGTGATCTCGAGCAACCGCTGGACGAAGCTCTCCTGCGACTGAACGGCCGGCTGCGGCGTCGACAGCTCGTTGCTCTTCGTGATCAGAATCTTGGTGGGCGGCAGGTTGACCATCGTTACCCCGTGACAGCCGCGACATCGGCCTCTTCGAGATAGAGCAGCTGGTAGCGGGAGCCAAGCCCCGTGAAGACCGGATCGGTCGGTCCGTCCGGGCCGAGCGCCTGCGTGTCGTCGAACGCGAGATCGCCGACGAACCCGAGATACTCCGATCGGATGATGCGGTTCAGGTTCTCGGCGATCACACTCGCGACCACCAGCGTGTTGCCGACGTACACGGTCACGAAAAGCGCGTAGGCGGTTTGCCAGATGTTCAGCACCACCGGCTGCGTGCCGAGCTGGACCTGCAGCGTTTGGTTCGGGATCGGCTGCGTCGGGATAACCTGCATCACTGCACCAATGAGTTGCCGCCAGCGTCGGAGGCGCTCTGCTGGATCTGCCGGGACGGATTCTGCGGCGACACGCTTCCGGTGTTCTGCTGACCGGCCGCGCCGGGCTGCTGCGTGTTCGTGAAGTTCGCCGTCGAGGTGACGCGGATCTGAACGAACCAGATGTCGATCGTGATGTTGCCGACCCCGTTCGTGCTGGTCCGCTTGAAGTCGACGTGCGTGATGTTGCAACTCACGAAGGTCATCTCGGGCGTGACGACGTCGAAGAGCTCGAGGGAGTTGGAGGCCGCGAGCACGGACGTGAGGAGGTTCTGCCGCTCCGCCGTCGACCCGCCGGACGTCACCCGGACGCGAACGTCGAACGGCATCTGGACCTTGTCGTAGCTGACGAAGGCGCCTTCCTCCTGCGGCGCGTCGGAGACCGGCCAGTCCTGCTTGAAGTCGAAGTCGAGCACGGAGTCGTAGGAGAAAGCCTGAATGCCGTCCTCGGTGTAGATCCCCCAACCGGTGCCGAACAGGAAGGTGCTGATCGCCGAGATGACGTCGGCGATGAGCAGCACGGTCCCGATCCCGCTGTAGCTCGGGAGCGCCGGGACGCCCGGGACGTTCGGAACGTTCGCCATGTCAAGCCAGCCCGTAGTTGGCGGGTGCGATCAGCGATTGACGCTTCATCGCGCCGCCGATCTCTCCCGCGATCCCCTCCGCGTCGGTCGCCTTCGGGGCGTTGACCTCGATCTTCCCGATGTGGACCTCGCTGCTCGACGTACTCGATTCCGACCGGGTGTTGTTGATGTTCCGGTTGCGCGCCGCTTCTTCGGCGCCGAGGTTGCGCTGAAACTTGCTGACGTAACCGCTCACCGAAGTGCCGAGCGAGTCCCGGGCGTTCGGGTTGTTCATTCCGCCCTCGCCGGCGAACCACGCCGCCGCGGCGCCGCTCGGGCCGTACTTGGCCGTCAGGTCGCCGAACTTCTTGTTGAAGACCGAGTCCTGCGCGGCCGGCGACGCGAGGAACTGCTGGGGCGTCATCGCGGTCCCGGTCGCCTGCTTGGTCCACTCCGGGATGTTGGCGCCCATCACCTGATATTTTCCGTAGGCGCGGTCGCCGGTCCGCTGGACGGGCCCGAGCGCCGCGTAGCCGCCGCTGCCGGCGCTTTCGCCAGCCGCGATCGCGGCCGCGAGCGGGGAGGTTAATCCGGAGGGGCGCGGGCCGGCCGGCGTGCCAGGCGCGGCCGCCTTGTCGTCGGGCGTGTATCGCTGACCGGCCCGGAGGCCGTCGGCGAGCTTCTTCTTCGCGGCTTCGACGTCGAGCCCCATCTTCCGACCCAGCCAGCTGTCCGGAGAGATGAACGTCCCGGCGCTGAACTCCTGAATGATCTGCTTCGTCCGGTCGAAGAACGACACCAGCGCGGGCGTCGCCTTGATGGTGATGACGCGTTCGAGGCCTTCGAACGACAACGACAGTTGGTTGAGGCTCTCCTGATACTTGATCGCCTCTTCGGCGCTCTCCTTCGTGGCGGTGCCGGCCGCCTTCGTCGCCGCCTCGATCTTCGCGAGATCGGACAGCATCAGGTTGACCATGCTCTGGTTCATGCCCGGAACGCGGCGCAGGTAGGTGGTGGCCTCCTCGGGCCGCATCTTCCCGCTCGCGACCTGCTCGGCGATGAACTTCTGAACCTTGCGCAGGACCGTGTCGGCGTCGTCGCGGATGCTAGCGCCAGCCTGGTTCATCAGGGAGGCGAAGCCGCCCTCGAACATCCCGCCGCCCTGGCGGACGCTCTCGATCTCCTGCTGCAGGGTCGCGAGCGCCGACGTCGCCTCCTCGGCGGAGCCGCCGACCTGCCGGATCATCCCCTGCCACGTCGAGAGGTTCGGGACGCTGGTCCCGATCGTCTTCGACCACCGCCCGGTCGCGGCGTCCATCTGGTTGATGCGGTCGATCGACTGAACGAAGCCGTTCCCGATGAAGCCGCCGATGATCCCGACCATGCCCTTCTTGAGCGCGCCGAAGACCTCCGTCAGACGCATCCCGCTCTGTTCGACGTCCTTGCCGAACTGCTGCGCGCCTTCCTTGGTCTTCTTGAAGTTCGAGAGCGCGTCCCGCTGGCCCTCCGTGAACTGGCGGGTGTCGAGGCCCAGAACCACGATGAGCTCGTCGATGACGGTCGTCGCCATTACTTGTCCTTCTCGCGCAGCTTCCGGATGATTCGATCGTTGTGAGCGTCGATCTGCATCACCTCTATCAGATCATAGAGGTCCTCGGTACCGAGCGTTGAGGTCAGCGGGCCGATCAGGGATTTGTCGTGCGACAGCAGCAGGCCGACCCGCGGGGAGACGTTCGGGTATTCTAGGAGCCGTCCGTCGCTTTCGTCGTGATCGATCGTAAGAGCGCCGAGAGGGCGCCGAGTGGCGAAAAATTTATGTGCACGCGGACGACCTCTGATCGGAGCCACCACCGGGTCGCGACTTCCTCGATGTCGTCGTCGGTCACGATCGGGCTCGCGACCTCCGGGAAGCGCGGGTCTCGGACCAGCTTGACGCATTCGAGCAGCTCGTCGAACAGCGGCAGCATCTGGTCGGAGGAGATGGATCCGCGCAGGAAGGTGTTGATCCCCATGATGGCGATCCCCTCGAAGCCGATTCCGCGCAGGTCCAGCGGGATCGCGCCCGCGCCCTGGTTGAACGCGAAACCGACCCGCGTGATCCACGCGTCCGCGCGGGCGGCCGGCCACTCGGTGATCTGGAAGATCTTGCCTTCGTCCCGGTTCTCACAGGACTCGAAGCGGGGGACGACGACGTTCTCGCGCTTGCGCATCAGAGGTTCTTTTGACCGAGCCTCGGGTAATCGTCCGCCGGGGCGTCGGGCTCTCTCGTGACCGCCGGCGCGCGACCGTAATCGGCGGGCGTCAGGAACTCAAGGCGGCGGATGATCAACCCGGTCCCGGGGTCGAACTCCACCGCCTTGACGTACGGGCAGGCGATCACCGGGTGGGCTTCGCCGCACCGCGGGCACTTGGGGACGTCGCCGCTCATCAGTTCGGCGCCGGGTAGAACTTCTCCCACGTGATCTCGTGGGTGCGGGCCTGCAGGAGGCGCTTGACCGGCGGGATCGGCTTGTAGCCGGTCAGGAAGCCGGTCACGAGGCCGTACTTCGTCGAGATCGACGGCATCTTGATCAGCCCGGCGGCCTGATAGGTGGTCTTCGTGGCCTGCATCTGCGTCCACCAGGTGTCGAAGAACGCGTTGGAGGCCGAGTCGGCCTGCAGCGTGATCGACTGGACGAACGGCACGAATACGAAGCCGGCCGACAGAACGCCGTCGACGCCGATCATCACTTCCGCGGATTTGATCTGCGGGATGTCGAACGCGTCGTCGTTGCCGAAGCCCTGAATCTGCTGCGGCACCGGGAACAGGAGCGGGATCGACAGAAATAGGCCTACGTCGGCGGCAGTAACGGCACCCATTTATCGGTCCCCCTTATTGAACAGCGATGCTGCTCATGTTGATGCTCTGGACGCTACCACGGTCGAGGTACCAGAAGGTGATCGCCCACGGGCCGCGGTTCGTGCGGACCGCGGAGGACTGCTGGTTGACCTGCAGATAGTAGCCCTGCGTCTGAAGCGTCCCGGCGATGTTGGCGCCGGCCGCGTTGTTGACGGCCGCGACCTGTGAGGCTGAGATGTCGCCGGGCGCGAACATCTGGAAGTTCAGGCCGGCCGAGATCGGGTCGGCGAGCGCCTGCTCGATCAACCCCGCGCCCGACGAATTGAACGGGATCGACTTCGCGTTGTCGAAGAGGTTGAGGAGCGCGCTCTGCGCGAGGTTGTTGAACCAGACTTGGTTCGCGTAGCTGTCCGCCCACTTGAAGCGGCCGGTCACGACGCCGCGCTGCAGCCACGTGAAGCCTTGGTTCGCGGAGCCGACCGCCCCGTAATAGTTGTAGCCGTTCCCGAAGGAGTTGAGCTGCTGCGGGCTGCCGCCGAGGTTGACGGCCGCCGTCAGCGTCGTGACGTCGGAGACGAGGCCGGCCTGATTCCGGAACGCGAAGTCGACCCGGCCGTTCGTCCGCTCGAAGTCGATCGAGGCGCCGATCGCCATGATGAACTGCGCCTGATTGAGGTCGGTCAGCTCGGAGATCAGGAAGGTGCCGGAGTCGCCGTTCGCGGTCAGGATCGCGCCGAGCGTCGTCGCCTGCGGGACCTGGCCGCGCGCCAGCGGGTCGGTGTCCCAGCAGACGTACATGAAGCGGTTCGGGTAAGCGTTCTTCCACGCGGCGAGCTGCTGCTTGACGGTGTTGCCGGACCCGTTGTCGGGGTCGAACGCGGTCGTGTAGGAGAACCAGTCGGTCGTCGTCGAAACGACGCCGTCGAGGATGTCGGCCGGCGTCGCGGCCGCGGCGCCCTGCGAGAGGACA